GCGTTGCCGCCTCATTCAAATACTGCTTATACGCCTTGTACTCCTCATTCTCGCTTTCAGAGATAGCTTCCTGTCTTGACTCAAGTGGTTGCTTGTACATCTCCTGCTGCTCGGTAAAGTAGTTCTTAGCCTTAGCAATAGCTTTTTTCTTTGCTACCTTGATTTTCTTAATGTCCGACTCCTCATCCAAGTCTGCATCGTAGGAATACTCATCCATTAACGACTGAATGTCGTCATCGTCAAGAGCTGTTTCCGTAGCCTTAAGATAATCTCTTAGCAAAGATTCAGGGTTTACCTCATCAAAGTCCTGTTGTAATTTAACATAGTCACTGATGCCTCGCCCTGTTTCTTTTTTATACTTAAAATAAGCAGCTACATCCTCAGGTAGTTCTTCTTGAGCTTCTCGCTCTACAAACAACTCATCTACTGATGTAATCTCCTTATTGTATCTTTCTTTAATATGTGAAAGAACTTGCTCCTCGGTAATGCCTTGCGGCTCTTGCTGCTCAACCTCTTCGGTTTGCGGCTCTTCTATTACCTGAGTTTCTTCTGTTGGTGCTGAGTCCTCAAACTGCTTTTCATGCTTTTCTAGCAATTCCTCTTCCACCTCCGCTGTAGACTTCTGCTCTACACCGTCTAACGCTTTTACTTTAATTTCCATTTGATTTGATTTTATGCAAAGTTAAACAAAATTTATTTATATTTTAGACGCTTTTCCTTGTCACCTTACCGGCCTTGGTGTTTGATACAAACTGCTTTGTTCTGCCGTACTTCTTTTTCTTTTTAGCAGTTGAAGCTCGTTCAGACTTGCTCATGCTATTAGCCTTAGCTAAAGGTAAGCATCTATCAGGGTTCTTCTTATCCTTACTAGTACCGCACGCTCCTTTGATAGAACCGTCAGTCCCTATGCGAACCCACTTCTCATCTCTCCACTTCTTAAGCTCACCCATTAGTACTTTGGTTTTTTAGGCTTCTTCTTTTTAGTTCCGTATGCTGCCATTACTTTTTAGATTTTTTAGCGTAGTTAGGGTCTTTACAATATTTACTTGCAGCCATGTTTGCATAAGCTGAAGGGTATCTATCGAACGTTCTTTTAGCCCAAGCAACCCCTGCAGGACATATCTTATTCTTTTTTGTTCTACCTTTTGTTGCCATACTACCTTGGGTTAAATTCAGCTAAGTCAAAACCGTCTAAACTATCCTCATTAGATTCAAAGCTCTGAGGCGGTAGGTTGTTCTTACGCTGATTTATTAATTTACTCTGCTCTGTGTTCTGCTGACTAATACGAGCTGATTTAGCGTCCTCTCTTTGAGACTCTCTTTGGTTTAAAGCCTCCTCAGATATACCTTGTAGCCGCATGTTAAGACTAAACTCTTTATCCATTAGCATGGATTTAAGCTGAGCCTCATTATTCATCTTCTCAATTTCAAAAGCTATCTCAGCTTGCTTGAGCTGCATCTTAGCCTGACTCTCTGCTTGAATTTTTTGCATAGCTACTTGAGCAGCCATCTCTTGAGATTTTAATTGTTGCTGAGCTGTCATAGCCTGCTTCTGCATAGCCATCTTCTCGTCACGCTCTTGCTTTTTAATTCTCTTAACCTTAAGTAATTGGTTTGCTAACTTTAAATTTCTTATCTCTCTAATATCAATAGCATCCTCTAGGTTTATATCACCCTTAGATAAAGCCATCTGTATGTTCTGCTCAAGTTGAGCTTTTTCCTCTTCATCAGGAGATACCTCTATAAAAACTCCAAAGTCATAAATGTATAAACTGTTAATCTCGTTTAGGATAGATACGTTGTATTTACCTATCTGATTAACAAACTCATCCTTAAAGTCAGCGTACTCTAGTATATCAGAAACCCTGTACGTTAAAGCTTCAGCTAATGTTTTATACATATAAAGGCTACCATCTAGAATGTGCCTTGTAGCTGTGTTAGAATTTAACGCTGCTAATTTTTGTACACCAACCAAGGAATTAGGGTCGGGCGTAGAGCCGTCTCTAGCTTCATTTAAGCCTGTTACAGCTCGAATCATTCCTAAGTAATGGTTATAGTTGCCAATAAGCATTTGCGTTTTACTAGCACCTGAATTTGATGTTAGCTGCTGAATAGGAACTTTACCTTGATTGTAATCACCATCCTGCGTGTAACTCCTACCAATCACACTACCTGTTTGGAAGTATAATCTTAAAGCGTCCTCAGGGTTATAAGCACTACCCGTTCCAAGGTCTACCTCATTCAGTCCATCCGCATCAATATAAACACCATCAGGGACAACTCTTGATATTACCTGCTGAAGCTTTAAGTGAGTCATCTGAATTAAATCAGCAAAAGGAATCATTCTTCTAACCAATGACTCAATATTTCCTTTATACATTCTAGGAGCTACAGCTACATAGTTAGGGATAGCGTGCTGACTAGCAGACTTAGGCCTGACCATATTCTCAGCCATCTCCCATTTAAGTAATATGTTTGTTCCCATAACCATAACGCCTTCATACCAAACGTCAATAGTTTTTTCTACCTTCTCGAAGTTGCCCTCATCCATCATCTCCACGGGTGGGTTGAATTGGTCATCCTTCTCAATCATCTTAGAACCACCATTATCATACACCTTCTTCTTGTAGACAATCTTTTTAGTTGTCTTATAGTTGAAGTACATCAAGGTAGCGGTGTCCTTATAAAAAATATCATTCTCGTAAAACTGAGCCGTGTTGTAGTAGTCGTACCAACTCTGACTGTGCTGAGAGATTTTTTCTAAATCCTCATTAGTAAGTGATTGGTCAATCTTAATTAACTCAACAATAGGTACGGTTTTAATCTCACCCCAATAAAAACAATCTTTGAAGTGCGGGTCTTCGGTATAGCTGTACACCACATTCGCAGGGTCTACATAGCTTACCTCAACTCCTGCTCCCGGTAAGAACTCATGCTTTGCTATACCTATACCTAATACAGTAAGGTCATAGTCAAATCTTTTTCGTAAGTCTGCGTACTTATTCTCTGAGAATAAAGTGTCAATAGCAGTCTCCTCAGCTATCTCAATAGCAGGTTTGTAGTTTAAGTTCATGTACAAGGAAAGTTCCTCGTCATTCTCAGGTAAGTCATCAGGCTCCATAGTAAACGGATTCATACCTGTGTTCTTCTGTATCGTCTCAAGGATTGGTTTAGCAACCATCTGACCTTGAATCATTTCCTGAAACTTACTTCTATTCTCTTGTGATATTGCATCCTCAGCGTAAGCCTTAACTTTAAAAAGTCTGTCAGACATTCCGTTAACAACGATGTCTACAAACTTAGGAAGTATGGGTACGGGAGTCCAATCAAGGTTTAAATATGAAAGGTCACCATCAACGGCAAGCTCAGTCTTATATTTAGCAACAGACTGCTCACCCCTTGCGTATAGCCTTAACCTATGAAAGTCTCTCCATTGGTCGTAGTATCTACATGAATTACCATCTCTCTTAAACCATTCGTACTGTATTGCTTGACCTATCTGTATCCCAAACTCTTCAGTTGCTTTCTCTGCATCTGAAACAAATTGACTAGGAAAACCTGCAGCCGATATGTTTACATTTACCTCTTTCATCTATCTTAGTAATTCACTGATTGACCCTTTGTTATTGTATCTAGCAAAGGTAACACTTATTTTTGACTGTTTTTGTTCGGGCTGATACGAGCTCTTCTGATTAGCCATAATAGCCAACCCTGAGCTAATCGAAGCATCAAACTTTGTTCTGTTGTTAATATCAAACCTAGCCCAATCCTCAAGAGTTCTAGCGAAAGGCATTGAGCCCATCTCATCAGAATCTCTATATGCACCACTCATATCTATTCCGACATGCTTCTCTATGTAAGACTCAATAGCTGAGGCGTGTGATTGCTTTACGTCCTCAGATGAGTTAGGTATTCCTCCTAACTCTTTCTCTGTCTTTGAAAGCTTATTAAACACCTTGTCAGGCCTGTTCATTGAGTACCCTCTGTAACCTCTATTCTTAAAGTGATACAGAAGCCTTGGCTTGTTGTTCTCACAAAGAAGTGGCATACCGTAGAATATACATGCCATCAGAACCTCCTCAAAGAATATCTCTGCAGTCTGTGGTCTAGCTATATACTCTAAGAAAAACTCATTGCTAGGAGCCTCATCCATATTAAACTTAGTAAGACCGTGTAAAGAGCCGTTAGACCCCTTACCACCTACAGTTCCTGATATGTCATACGAGTCACAACCAAATGACCCTATATGCTCATTACCCGGGTATCTGTTCCCCCTCTTACTTATAGACCTGTTCTGAAGATTCTTATTAGGAATCCAACTTACTAAGAACCTACCACGAGTATCGGGACTGAATATAACCTCTGTATCCTTTACCCCTCCCTTCCAATGAAATGAGCCACGCGTTACGTGGTGCTCTGTAATCAATGAATCGTTATAATCTATCTGCTGATATATTTTAGTAAGGTTAAACAACGACGACTTGCTTTCATCTCTAAAAGCGTGAGACTCTGTTCTAGGAAACTGTCTGTAGAATTCATTTAAAGCATCAGCGTCACCCTTAAGTGAGTCAACCTCAGCCTCCCAATAATCTACAGCCCCATTACTTATCATCTCACCATCCACTCCTAACACAGGCTTATTAGGTTTTTTAAATACAGGCATCCCGTATCTATCAATAAAACCCTCCATGTTCCACTCCATAGGAATAAACAATGCGTACATACCGCTCTTAGTCTGCCCGTTGGCATTCCTAGTATTTACATCAGAGTCTTCGTATAGTTTCTTGAAGTTGCTACCACCCTTAGATAATGCATTTGACGTAGAGCCCATCATGCACTTGCCAATAATCTTACTACCCAAACGCAGA